CGCTTTCAATTATGGGTGATGTGTCAGCCTCAATTAATGTTTCAGGAACCGCTTTTTATGGCGCCGCCATAGGATTAACAAATGTTCCAGCGGCTGCTCTGGATGGTAATGTATCCGCAGCAAATATTGCTTTCGATACAAACTCTCTAAACAATAATTCTGGTAATCTTGAGGTAAATCTTTCCAGTTCTAGTGGACTTGAGAGTACAGTAACAGGGATAAGAATAAACACTTCATTGGCAGCCAATAAGTCCTCTCCTGCCAATAATGATAAATTTATTATAGCTGATTCAGCAGATAGTAATAAGCCCAAACACATGTTATATTCAGCAATCTCAACAGCAATAGCCAGCAGTATTACAACATATCCCCCCGGCGGAAGTGATACACAAATTCAATTTAAAAATGGAAGTGCTTTTAACGGAGATAATAATCTAACCTTCAACGCAACCACAGATACCCTCACAACGGTAAATGTAACAGCATCTGGCCACGTCTCTGCCTCTACTTTCTATGGAGATGGTAGCAACCTATTTGGTGTAAGCGGCGGTGGCTCCAACGCCTTTGATGCTTTTGAGGCAAACTTTAATGTCACAGCAGATCATGATTTTATAGCTGTTGTTACAACCGGTTCAGCAATAACCGCTTCGCTTCCGACTGCTGGCACTTTTGACCCCGGAAAGAGGTTTACTTTTAAGGATGTCAGTGGAAGCTGTTCTGGCTCCACCAATCATATTGTTATTAGTGCAAGCCAAAATCATACTGGTCAAAATATTGATGGACAAGGAGTTGTAAAGATTCAAGCTGCTTATGGGGCTATTACAATAGCCTCTGATGGTGCTACACAATATTATATAGTGAGCGTCAACTGATGGCAGGCTTGGTACTGAGGAATGGAGTTTGGGTGGTAGAGCCAGATGCAAATTTGGCCAACCTTGAACTAACAACTGTGGATATAACTGATGGTAGTTGGACCCTTGTTGATATCAATAGTGGCATAAAAACTCAAGCTTTTGAAGACAATGCTGTCAAGATTACAACAAATGCTATTAGTGCGGGAACAATAAATATATTTGCAAACGCTGCCTACAATGGTCCAAGATGGTATAAAAAACTAACCGATGCAGATGGAACCCAGCTTACTCAAAATGATGATTTTATTTTTATTGTTATACAGCAACCAATGTCTTCATCAAATCCCGCACCCTTGGGATTCGGATGTGGCTATTCCTTAGATCCACTAGCAACCGGCTCAAACGCTCAAAATAATCAGGCTTGGAACGGATCTGCTGTCTATAACGATGGTAGCAATACTAGTACAGGCAATGATAATGATTTTACTAATGCGCTTTTTTCTAATGGTGCAAGCGTCGGTGGCTCCAATCTGAATCATGACAGCATTGTAAGAGCAATTATAAGCTATAACAATAAAAGAGGCAACATGACTCATACAATCTCCAACAAAACAAATGTTACAGACAGAGCAGTAATAACATTTACAGGGAGTGTGGATTTATATGTGCAAGTTGGTTTGGGTGGTAGATACAATAATGTGTCGGCGCTAGAAAACGCAGAGCAAAAACAAAAAATCCAATATGGAGTTATAAAGTTGAGTATGGAACAATGAAAAAAGTAGATTTAGTAAAAAGATCCATAGAGATATTCCCAGAAGGGTTTGAGATTGATGGAAAAAAAATAGAATTGTGTATTTCCTCCGATGAGATCAGTTCTTTGCTCGCTTCTTACGATCCAGAAGACTTCAATTCACCAGACATCGTAACCTGTAGAGCCCTGGCAAGACTTATTCTTGATGCTTTGCTCGCAGACGAATAAAGTAACTGCTTTTACTTTATGTGCCTACTATTTAAAATGAAAAACTATTTTATGGGAGTTTTTATTCATGTCTTCACTATTGGAACAGGCTATTGTTGACGCAAAAGCCTTGAAAGAGGCTGCGCTCAAGAACGCAGAAGCAACTATTATCGATAAGTATTCAGCGGAGGTTAAGTCAACCTTAAACCAACTATTAGAACAAGATGAACTTGGTGGTCTAGAAGATATGTTGGGCGGGGCTGAAGAGGCTGCTGCTGCGGAAGGAACTATGGAAGAGGAGGTTGCCTCTGATGAAATCGCAGAAGGTGTCCCCGATGCCTTCACCGAGGATGTTGCTGAACTTGATGGTGTCACCGAAGGCGACGAAGCCACAGTCACAATAGACTTCGCAGAACTCGCAGAAGCCCTCAAGTCTCTCCGTGAAGAAGTTGAGGGTGAAGACACCCTTGAAGAGGAAGGTTGCCCCCTTACTGGTGATGATAACGAAGAGCCAACTCCAGTTGTAGAAGAAGAAATAGAACTTGATGAAGAGGCTATTATGGAGATGGTTGCCAACATTCTTTCTGAAGATGAGGCTACTCTCGCTGATGTTACAGAGGTTGGCGAGGCTGCTGCTATGGAAGCCGACGCCGACCAGATGGAAAAGGCTGGTCTTGAAGAAGCAGAGGAGTCAGAAGAGGTTGTAGAAGAGATCGAGATCTCCGACTCTCTCCTTGATGCTATTATGGAAAAACTTACTGTAGATATGGGTGCCTCGCTCTCTGGTTGGGCTGGTCGTTCCTCCGAGGACACCAAACACCAGATGGAGCTTGAGTTGGCAAAACGCCGCAGCACCGATATGGAAGAAGAACTAGAGGCGCTCAAGCAAGCGCAAGAAGAACTAGTCTTCGAGAACAAGAAACTAAAAGAAACTTTGGCCAATTACAAGTCTGTAGTTGGTTCACTTAAGGAAAACGTGCAGGATGTAAATCTTAGTAATGCACGTCTACTTTACACTAACCGAGTGCTTGGAAATACCTCCTTGAATGAGCGACAAAAACAAAGAATTGTCGAAGCGATTTCTAAAGCTGGTTCGGTTGAGGAAGCTAAGACAATACACGAGACACTTCAAAGTGCAGTGCAGGCTGGTCCAAAAGCCAGTCCAAAATCGCTGAACGAAGCTATCACCCGTCCAAGCTCCATTATCCGTGCTTCTCGCAAAGAAGAGCCCAAAGTGGATCCCTTCACAGCGAGAATGCGTAAACTAGCAGGAATATAAATCAAATTTTAAGGAGGATTTAAAAAAATGCCTAGTATTATAGAAAGACTCACCGAGGGTGTAGTCACTCGTGATATGCGTGCTGAGTCCCACGCTCTTCTTAACAAGTGGAAGAAAACTGGTCTCCTAGAAGGTCTAGACACAGAGCGTCAGCAGAACACTATGTCCCGCCTACTCGAAAACCAGGCCAAGGAGCTACTCCGTGAGAGTTCTTCTATGGCTGCTGGTGATGTGGAAGGTTTCGCTGCCGTCGCATTCCCAATCGTTCGCCGCGTGTTCGCTGGTCTAATCGCCAACGATCTCGTCAGCGTTCAGCCAATGAGCCTACCCTCTGGTCTCATTTTCTTCCTAGATTTCAAGTTCTCTCCAAATCTAGGTGATACCACAATCGGCGGTCGTACAGGTAACCTTGCTGATAAGTCCATCTACGGTACCGATCAGGTTGGTTCTCAGATTACTGGTGGTGTTAGCTTGGTTGGCAGCCTCAAGGAAGATCTATCTGGTCCCCGTACCGCTGGTGCCCGTGGTTATGCTTACGCCAGCCCAGTGGGTACTGCTGAGGTTACCTCTAGTGCCCTACAGCTAAGCTCTTTCTCTCTAACTGGTGCTACTGCCGCCGAGAAAAAGTCCATAGTTTATGATCCAGACCTACTAGCAATCAGTTCTTCTGGTGATGCAGGCTGGATTATTCGTCTAGACGTTGCTCAATCTTCACTAAGCACTCAGCTAGATTATAACAACTTGGCTGCCGTTACTGCTTCTATTGGAAGCCTTAACGATATTCTTACCGCCACTCTCACAACTAGTGATGCTGCTCAGATTCGTCGTGTAACCCAGATTACTGGTTCGACATCTGGTAATGTTCAGCTTTACTTCCACACTTCTGTGTCCCTTGGAGATGGTGCTGCCCTGGATGCTGGTGCTACCAAAAACCTTGATATGCAGTTCCCAATTGATGATAACCTTACCGCTGGTAGTGCCCTTGGCTCTGTCGTCGGCTCTACTACTTGGGGACTTGAAGGTTCTACCGAAATCCCAGAGATTGACATCAAGGTGGATTCTATCGCAGTGACCGCTCAGACCAAGAAGCTCAAGGCCAAGTGGACCCCAGAGCTTGGTCAGGACCTCAACGCATACCACAACTTGGATGCAGAGGTGGAGCTTACCTCAATCCTCTCTGAGCAGATCGCTCTTGAGATTGACCGTGAGATCCTCGCTGACCTAGTGAACGGTGCTACCGCAGCTACTCGTTACTGGTCTCGTGCTCCAGGTCTCTTCGTAGACTCAACTGGTGCCGAGATTGGCGCTTCTGCCAAGGCTCCTGACTTCACTGGTACCGTCTCTGAGTGGTACGAGACTCTAGTTGAGACCATCAACGATGTGTCTGCTCAGATCCACCGTAAGACTCTCCGTGGTGGTGCTAACTTCGTCGTCTGCGGACCAGAAGTTGCTAACATCCTTGAGTTCACCGCTGGCTTCCGTGCCGCTGTTACCCATGACGATGAGAAGGGTTCCGTTGGCGCCCTCAAGGTTGGCTCACTAAGCAAGAAGTTTGACGTCATTGTTGACCCATACTTCCTCCGCAACGTGGTCCTAGTCGGTCGCCGTGGCTCTAGCTTCCTAGAGTCTGGTTATGTGTATGCACCTTACGTGCCACTACAGACCACTCCCACCATCTTCGGACCTGAAGACTTCGTGCCTCGTAAGGGCGTGATGACTCGCTATGCCAAGAAGATGGTTCGTCCAGACATGTACGGTCTAGTTGTCGTGCGTGGTCTTCTAGGTGAGTCTGGTGCCTGATAGGTAACTACCACTAAAACCTAAGCCCCCTGCTTCGGCAGGGGGTTTTTGTTTGTCTTTTCACTATTTACTACGAACAGGAGGCTCTATGAATGCCCACAAACTTACAACCACTTTCCGAGACTAGCGCAGTCATCTTATCTTCAACAGGTTCTGCTTCCGATGTTGCAGCAGCCGTCCCATTTGGAATTTATACTGGATCTGCTAGTTTTTTAACTGGCGCCGCTCTACAAGTAAATTTTGTATATAAACGATTGGGCGGCGATGTAGTAGACATTGAGCTTACGGACGCAAATGTTTATGCCGCTTATGAAGAAGCGGTTCTAGAATATTCATACATTTTGAATATGCATCAAGGCAAAAACATTCTTTCAGATGCTCTTGGGAAAGCAACAGGCACATTCGACCACCTTGGGGATTCTCTTTCAGGACCTTCGGGCGTGAACCTACAGTATCCCAAAATCACCCTATCTTATGCAAACAAAGTTGGCGATGGTTTGGCAACAATGGCTGGTGTTGGTGGAACAACTCGTATCTATTCAGCTTCCTTTACAACAGTCAAAAACCAACAAGACTACGATCTCCAATCTATTATTTCATCTTCTTCAGCATCTGGAGTAAATGATAATGGCGATGCTGTCGATTATGCTGGAAAAGTTACTGACAGCAGGGTTATCATCGATAAAGTTTTTTATCGCTCTCCTGTCGCCATGTGGCGCTTCTACGGCTACTATGGGGGCATGGGTGTCGTTGGAAACTACTCCACCTACGGGCAGTATGCCGATGACTCAACTTTTGAGGTGGTCCCAACTTGGCAAAACAAACTACAAGCAATAATGTATGAGGATTCCCTTTATACAAGAGTTTCGCACTACTCTTATGAGATTATAGACAATAGGCTGAGACTCTATCCAACTCCACGTGGAGAAGATAACTTTGCTGGTTATCTAGATAGGGTATGGGTTCGTTTTAGAATTGCTGATAACTCATGGGGCGAAGATGGAGATACGAATACAGGCGTTAATGGCGTAAACAATATTAACACGCTCCCATTTGATAACCTTCCTTATGCAAACATCAACTCTATGGGTAAGCAATGGATCCGCAACTATGCTCTCGCACTATGTAAAGAGATGTTGGGGCAAGTTCGTGGTAAGTTCCAGACTGTTCCTATTCCTGGTGAGTCTGTGACTCTCAACTATTCTTCGCTTCTTGCCGAGGCACAAAAAGAAAAAGACGATCTACGAGAAAAACTAACCGACATGTTAAAAGAGATCGAATACACTGAACTGGCAAAGAAAGATCAAGAAAAGGTTACAGCAGCAGAAGAAACATTACGCCGCTCACCATTGCCCATCTTTGTAGGATAAGGAGAAATAGATGTCTAACGAATGGTCAAGACCTGCATCACCCCCACCTCCTTTGTTCCTAGGAGAGAAAGAGCGTAACCTTGTCAAACAAGTAAATGACGAACTGATTGAAAAAGTAATCGGGCAGCAAATCCTTTATTATCCAATTGATCTTGAAACAACAAACTTTCACGAACTTTATGGCGAGGCAGTAGAAAAAACATTTTTACCACCTGTAAGAGTATAT